ATCGGGAACAATGTGTGCCTGAACGTGCTTTCTGTGTTTGATGAAGATAATTGGGTTGAGCCTACGAATGATAAGAAGATTAATATTGCACTTTATCATGGCGCAATCGACAAATCAAAAACAGATTTGAACTGGACACTCGGAGGCGATCATGATATTAGTATCTTCGATAATTTTGATTTTGCCTTCCTCGGAGATATTCACAAGACGCAGCACTTGGATGCAGAAAAGAGAATCTGGTATGCTGGCTCTACGGTGCAACAGAACTTTGGCGAGTCCTTAGATAAGGGATATTTGCTTTGGGATATTGAAAGCAAGGACGACTTCACTGTTGAGCATATCGCTTTTGACAACCCAAAGCCGTTCATTACTATTCCTCTTACAAGAAAGGGTAACTTACCAAAGAACTTAAATCCGCCAAAGGGTGCACGCTTAAGGATTGTATCAGACAGCAACATATCACTAGACAAAATGAGAAAGGCCGTAGGTGCGATAAAGTACAAGTACGATCCAGAATCAGTTACGTATCTTAATCGTGCGGCAAGTCAAAAGATCACAGTAGAGTCTGCAGAGGGCTTAGAAAAGAAAGACCTTCGAGATGTAAAGACACAAGAAACTCTCATAAGAGAGTATCTAAAAGACTTTCAGGTTTCTGATGAGGTTATGAAGCGCATTCTTGATCTTAATATGAAATACAATACGACCATTGAGCGCGGCGAAGACACTTATCGGAATGTAAGCTGGAGTCTTAAAACACTAGAGTGGGACCATCTCTTTAATTATGGAGAAGGCAACAGTATAGACTTTTCAAAACTTGAAGGTATCGTTGGTATTTTTGGAAAGAACTTTTCTGGCAAATCATCGATTGTTGATTCTTTGCTTTATTCGATGTATAACTCTACGTCTAAGTCGATCAGAAAGAATCTTAACATAATTAACCAGAACAAGGACAAGTGTGTTGCTAGAGCGACTATCGACATAGACGACACATCATATATTGTCGAGAGAACTTCAGAAAAATACATAAAGAAACTCAAAGGAGAAGAAACACTAGAAGCAAAAACTGATCTAGAGTTTAATTCTGTTGATCTGTTGGGCAACAATACAAGCCTAAACGGAACTTCAAGACAAGACACAGACAGGAATATCAGAAAATATTTTGGCTCTATTGATGACTTTCTGTTAACATCTATGGCCAGTCAGATGGGATCTCTTAATTTTGTCAATGAGGGTTCAACAAAAAGAAAAGAGATTCTGGCAAAGTTCTTGGACTTAGAAATTTTTGACAAGAAGTTTAGGATGGCCAAAGAAGATAGTGCTTTAACAAAAGGTGCATTAAAGAAACTTGAAAACATAGATTATGACTCTCTTATTGAAGAGGCAAAGAAAAAGATCATAGAGAGTGAAATAGCCATCGTAAGAAACAAAGCTATTTGCGAAACACTTCAAGAGGATATGTCTGATCTTACAAAAGAAATTAGTTCTATTCAGGAAAAGATCGATTCTGTTCCTGCAGAGATAATTGACATCACAAGCTTAAAGAAAGACATCAAGAAACAAAAAGACAAATCAGAGTCCTTGTTGGCCAAGAGAGAAGAACTTGAAAACGTCTTAGAAGAGAAGCAAGGCCTATATACAAAGATCGAAACATTCCTTGATGATTTTAATATTGATGAATGCTTAGAGCAAAAGAAGACTTTCGACGAGAAAGATTCAGCATTAGCGTCCTTTATCTCAGACCTAAAGAAAGAGTCGGATAAAATGGACGAGTTTAGAAACAAGGAAAGGCTTTTGCAGGAAGTTCCTTGTGGCTCTGAGTATTCTCATTGTAAGTTTATTAAGGATGCATACGAATCAATAAACTTGATCGACATCTCTGAAGGCAGAATCTCGGAACTGTCCCGAAACATACGAGAAGTAGGAGAAGAAATTCAGGGCATCGACTATAAAAAGGTAGAAGACTATATTCTAAAATATGATCAGCTTCTAGAGAAAAAGAACTCAACGGCCAACGACATGGCCGAAGCACAGGTCGATCTGGCGAAAACTAAAACTTCAATCCTTAGAACAAACCTTGCTCTTAAGGAGCTTTTAGAAAAGGAAGAAGAGTATGAAAACAACAGAGAGGCAATTGAAAACTTAGAATCTTTGATGGAAAACAGATCAGAGCTTAAAAAGCTTTTCAAGAACAAAGAAAAGGAATACAAAGAATGTCATGAGGATATGCTTAACTTCCACAAGTCTCATGGGTCCTACGAAGAAAGGCTAAAGTCACTAGGAGAACAAAAGGAAGAGTATGATACGCTTGCAACAGATTTTGCAGCGTACGATTTGTTGATGACATGCAGTCACCCTAACGGTATCTCTTATGATATTATAAAAGAGCGGCTACCAATCATCAATCAAGAGATTGCAAAGATCCTAACAAACATAGTGGAGTTTGAAATCTTTATCCAAAACGATGATAAGAAGTTAGATATCTTTATTAAGCACCCAAAGCATGATCCTCGACCTCTGGAGATGGGTTCAGGCGCAGAAAAGACAATTGCATCTATGGCAATTCGTCTAGCTTTCTTAACAGTGTCGAGTTTACCAAAGTCGGACCTATTTATACTAGATGAGCCAGGCACCGCTCTAGATGAGGAAAACATGGAAGGATTTGTGAGGATCCTAGATATGGTCAAGGGATACTTTAAAACAGTGCTTCTTATTTCTCACTTGGATACTCTCAAAGATTGTGTAGATATGCAGATAAGCATTGAGAGAAAAGACGGCTATGCTCATGTAAACATATAGGAGGACGTATGGTGACAGAGATAAAGTCATTTGCAGATAAGTACACAGAAAAGTTTATATCTAGAAAGTTTCTAGCATGGTTGACAGCTACAGGTTTGTGTGCCTGGGGAACCGTCACAAGCGATAACTGGACAGCAATTACGCTTGCATATATTGGGACACAGGCACTTGTCGACATGGCAGTAAAGTGGAAGCATGGACCACAAAATGATTAGTTTACTAAAACTGAAAGAAGCTTGGATTTGGCTCAAGGCTCACTGGCAAATACCGTTTTTATTGGCATGGACAATCGTAGTTTGGGTGCTAACACGCAGGAACTCTGATGCTATCATAGAAGTTCTAGAGGCAAAGAAAAAGTCCTACGAAAAACAGATAGAGGTATTGAACGAGACTCACGCAGATGAGCTTCTAAAAAGGGACAAGCTTCTTGACCAATATAACGAAACTGTCAAGAAGATAGAAGATGAATGGAAGCTTGGCAAGCTTAAATTATCAAAAGAACAACAAGAAGGCATAAAGAAATTTGTCTTAGAATCGAAAGGAAATCCAGATGAGATTAAAAAGAAGATTGAAGACGCTTTTGGTTTTACTTACACTGACTAGTTTTGCTCTCCCTGCGATAGCTCAACCGAAGGGTAAGTATACAATGCTACAACCCGGCGAACCAGCTCCATTTAGGGCATGGTGTTTCGATGACGTTGCAGCCGGATCTATCTTTACTGCTTTAGAGCATGCTAAAAAAACCTGTGATCTAGAAGTTAAGAAGCAGCTAGACTTGCAGAAAGCCAAGCTTGACCTAGAAATAGGAAAACTAAGCGTAAGATATGATACACTAAAGAAACAGAACAATGAGCTTTTGCTCTTGAAAAATCAGGAAATAAAGGAGCTAGAAGAAGCAGCGTTAAAAAGGCCCAATCAATATTGGCATTGGTGGGCTCTCGGTGGATTCAGTGCTGGGGTAATAACAGCGGCTGCTATCTTTTTGTCGATTGAATGAGTGATAAAGATTTTGATTACATAGTAAAAGTCGAGAGAGCAATAAAAGAAAAGTACGGAGAAGAGGCAATCCAGAACCCTAGAAAGTTCTGGAACAAAGAGAAAGAAGAGCGATATCTTAAAGACTTGAAAGAGTTTTATAATAGGGAAACTGAAAGCGATTCCAAAGATAAGGTCGGCGAAATTTACGTTTCCAGAAAGTTGCTTGAAAGAAAGTCAAATAGAAAATGTCCTGTCTGTGGGAAGTACTCTTTTGAGGGTAAAGATGATCTTTACATGAATAAGTTTTCTTGTTGTTTTGACTGTTATATTCAATATGTTGAGGGCAGAGAGGAGCGATGGTCTTCGGGATGGCGTCCTGACAAGAATACTATGGCAATTATGAAATAGCAAGACTATTTATATTTATAAAAGTGAGGTTTTTTAAATGGCTACTACATTAGAGATTATCAACGGCATTTCGCAAGTTCTTGCGAACAATTATGATGGCGCTACCGACTCAGACGGTGAGCCAATAAAGGCAGGTCTAAAGAGAGAAGAGGGCAACCCCTTGATTGACTCCAGAGTGATGGATGGTTTCTCTGTAAGATTCGGAGGAAACAATCTTATAGTTTCATATCAGGCAGATATCAAGCTCAAGGATCTGCACAACAGCAATTTCGAGTCTGACATAGATTCTATGATCGGTGATGTTGTCAAGTTCTTGAAAAAGGAATACAAAAAGCTTACAGGAAGCTCTCTTACTTTGTCTGCTGTGGACGAGATAGAGGTATTCGCAACAAGAGTATCTAGAATAAGAAGTACTGTAACAGCAAAGAAGACATTCAAGATCGGTGGTGCAGATTCAGATGACAATGCTGAAGAGAGCCAGGATCGCTTGGAAGATTCTTTTAAGAAGTTTCTTGAGCTTGGTAGTGACGGAAAGAATCCGCAAAACTCAAAAGCAAAGAGCGACAACTACAAGCAGTTCGACCCGTTCAACATGGTATCAGGACAAAGAAACTCAGACTTGAAATAATAATGTCTTTTAAATTATCCAAAAAAGAGACAATGAAAGAGATTCTCAAGTGTGGTAAGGATCCTGTATATTTCATAAATAACTATGCAAGAATAACACACCCACAAAGAGGATTGATACCTTTCCACCTTTATGACTTTCAGGAAGACTTAGTAAACGATTTCACCGATCATCGTTTCAACATAATCCTCAAGGCACGCCAGCTAGGTATATCTACCATATCTGCAGCTTATGTTGTTTGGCTGATGCTTTTTCACAGAGAGAAGAATGTTCTGGTTATCGCAACCAAGTTTGGCACAGCTTCAAACTTAGTAAAGAAGGTCAAGAACATACTGAAGAATATTCCCGAGTGGCTGCAGATAGCTACAGTTACGATAGACAACAGAACCTCATTTGAGTTGTCTAATGGATCACAAATAAAAGCGTCCTCCACTTCTGGTGACGCAGGTCGTTCAGAGGCGTTGTCCCTTCTCGTTATTGATGAGGCTGCTCACGTTGATGGTCTAGACGAGTTGTGGATGGGTCTATATCCTACTCTGTCTACTGGTGGTCGCTGCATTGCGTTGTCTACTCCTAACGGCGTGGGTAACTGGTTTCACAAGATTTATACAGAAGCAGAGCAAAAGACAAACGACTTTTACGCCACAAAGCTTCCGTGGGACAGGCACCCAGACAGAGATGAGGAGTGGTTTGAAAAAGAGACAAGAAACATGTCCCGCCGCGAGATCGCTCAAGAGCTTGAGTGCAACTTTAACATGTCGGGTGAAACTGTATTTCATGGAGATCACATAGCTGAAATACAAGAAATGGTCTTAGAGCCAAAATATAGGACAGGGTTTGACAGGAATTATTGGATATGGAAAGAGTACGATCCTAGTAAGGACTATATGATTTCCGCAGATGTTGCTCGCGGAGACGGTAGAGACTATTCTGTGTTTCATGTCTTCAATTTAGCAGAGATGGAAATTGTGGCAGAATACCAGGGCAAGGTTACTCCTGATGTGTTTTCTGATATGCTTTCCAATGCAGGAAGAGAGTATGGCAATTGTATGCTTGTAGTAGAGAACAACTCCGTAGGCTATTCAGTGTTAGAGAAACTAAGAGAAAGAAACTACCCTAATATCTACCACTCAATAAAATCAACTCACGAATACGTAGATCAGATTCAGGCAGAGTCTAGATCGAACGCTGTTGCTGGCTTTACGACTTCTTCTAAGACTAGGCCATTAGTTATAGCGAAGATGGAGGAATTCGTAAGAAACAAACTAATTAAAGTATATTCCTCTCGTCTTCTAAACGAAATGAAGACATTCATATGGAATAATGGAAAACCAGAAGCAATGAGAAGCTATAATGATGATTTAGTTATGGCGTGCTCAATAGGTTGCTGGATAAGGGACACGGCTTTGGTAGAGAATCAGAGAAACGTAGAATATAAGAGGGCTTGTTTAGATTCGATGATATTAACGAATTCTAGACTAGATACTACGATGCCTGGTCAAAATGACTATAAAAGAAACAGTATATTTGATAAAATACAAAAGACAAAGTCTAATTATGAGCAATTTCCGTGGCTCTTTAAGGGATAAAAAACAATGGCTAAAAAGAATCGAAACACGCAAAATCCAAGAAATCCTGAGAACGCACTCTTTAAGAAGTTAACAAAGCTTCTTTCTGGTCCGCTCGTCACACACAGGACCCAGACCGCAAGAAGACTCCGACGAAGACAGCTAGACAAGTACGCCCGTCGTTTTCGATCTGCAAGTGGCCAACAATTCAAAAAGACAGAGTACAATCCTTTTGACAATCTCATGGCGACAGTCATGCAGAACCAGAACAGGCTTGAAAGATATGTAGATTTTGATCAGATGGAATACACCCCAGAGATAGCCTCCGCGCTTGATATATATGCTGACGAAATGACAACATCATCCAACCTACAGCCTCTGCTTACTATTGATTGCCCTAACGACGAAATCAAGCACATCTTAGATTCTCTCTATCACAATATAATGAATCTAGAATTCAACCTATTTGGCTGGTGCAGAACGATGTGCAAGTATGGAGACTTCTTTCTCTATCTGGACATTGACGAAACAATAGGTGTTCAGAGCGTGATAGGATTACCAACGCAAGAAATTGAAAGACTAGAGGGCGAAGATAAGACAAATCCAAACTATGTTCAGTATCAGTGGAACTCCGGAGGGATAACATTTGAAAACTGGCAGATGGCTCACTTCAGAATATTGGGGAACGACAAGCATGCACCATACGGAACTTCTGCCTTGGAGCCTGCCAGAAGAATCTGGCGACAGCTAACTTTGCTCGAAGATGCCATGATGGCGTACCGCATCGTTCGCTCTCCAGAAAGAAGAGTGTTCTATATTGATGTCGGCGCAATCCCTCCACAGGATGTCGAGCAGTAC